CATTACCTTCTAACCAAGCTTTCATTCTTTTTGTAGGATGTTTCATTCACCCTCCTTAGTCATAGCAAGATACTTGGCTTCCAACTTGTCAACACAAAGCTCCCAAGCATCTTCCTCACTTATATCTAATTTCTTAGCAATGGACTGTGAAAGCTCCCTTAAATGCGTAGCTATGGCTGTAAGGTTGTACGGATAATCACTCATTAGTTACCCTCCTTAAAAACTATGTCATATTTTTTCATAATGTATTCTTGATATTCTTTTTTAAATTGCTTAATACCTTTACCATTGGCGGATGAATATTCTGATAATCTTTTAGTTAAACCTTTACCATCTTTTAATGATTCTATAGTTTTTCTATTTGGAAAAAATACAGGATTAATACTATTTTTTAAGAAAAATTCGTGGGCATAAGAAAGCAAATTTGTTCTGTCATCTATAACTGCAATAAATTTTTCTATTATCGGTTCACTAGGGCAATGTGCAGAAATAATATCAGCTATTTGTAGCCATTCACTTCTGCTAAAACATTCTATTCTCATTTATCTACCCCCCTGAAATTGGATAGACGCATGTTTTAAAGACTCCCAATACATCCCATCACCATTGTCATCAACAAGGATAATAGAATGCTTATCAAGGTCTACACACACCTCTTTAATGTATCTCCCTTCATCCCCTTCGGATAAAAAGATACATGCTCCCTTCAAATATTCGATAGGGATATTCTGATTAGTACAAAGTTTCATTTTAAATACTCCATACATACTTCTACACCCTTCTTACATAGGTCTCTCTGCTTCTCTGTTAGCTGAGAACCTATAGACTCTGCCATCTTTATACATTCTTGAGATCGGGCATCATCAGGTGCGGTAATAGCCAGTACTAAAGCATGTAAATATGCCTGTTCATGGTCTTTAATTTTAGTTTTCATTTGATAAATAAAATTCTGGGACAATAGGTTCAAAAGAACCTGTTAAAAATTCAAAATAAAAAATTCTTAAAGGGTTCATTTAAAATTTCGCTACGGATAATAAAGACCAGTAATGATAAAGAAGAAAAAGCCTAGATTTAACTAGGCTCTTTATTCTTTTTAATATCAAGAGACTTATAGGCTTGCAGTAGATCCTTATTAGTGGCCTCCTCTGCAAACCATAGTCTCTCGATCTCTGCACGTTTAGCAGCTTTTAAACTGTCTTCATGGTGGTTGTTAGAGGTCATTTTAATAAGCCCTCTAAAAACCCCATACGATGATGTAAAGCAACTATTGAAGCTTCACTTCTGGTAGGTTTACAACCTAACCACTCATCACAGAATCTTGTTACATACTGCGGTTCTTTATATCCGCAGTATTCAAGACTAATACTGTATCTTTCATCTAATGAATTAGACATAATAATTAAAATTAATAACTGGGCGGTAAATAAAGTGGACTTACAAAGAATTAATTACTAGATGCGTTGCAATGTTAATTAATTTCGAGATGCCACTTTATAAGGTTCTTTTATTAAGAGAACCCTTTAAAAGCTCCGTAGAGCCTTTAAGGGATTGTCTAAAAGTCTTTAAGTCCTAGTTCAGATAAAGCGTATTTATGAGGGAATTGATCTAATAATCTTTTGTATTCATACATAGCATTATTTAATTGATCAAATCTCTTAGCTAATTCTTTATGCTTTCTATAACTTAAAAGACTTGTTGCCTTGCCTATGTTCTTTTGTAGTGTTTTAGAATAACAAGGATTTTCTTCAATAATAAAATTAATATTTATTACTGGGCATTTTTCAGAGTGACTTAATAAGATGCTTAATCCTTGCCTACCGCCTGAGTTTGAATAATCTAAGCGTTCGATATAAGAGCATGAATCTTGGCATATCTGTCTAGAAAAATAACCCTTACTATTCATACATTCGCCATACTCGGTCTTTTTATATGGTCTATCTAAAAATAGATTAAGTTTCCTTAATACTGTTTTAGTTAGCTTCTTACCCTCGTATGGCTTTAAGAACTCAATGATCTTGTTAAACTCAGCTAGGTCTTCCCTGTCTTGGTCTAGTAGTTTCATTGATAGCTTTTCTATTTGTTGAGAGATACTTAACTTATTAGTTTCCTCAACAGTCAATACATTTTGCATTTGATTAATAGGTTCTGGGTCTTAGTCCTGGCTATCTATTAGTTAACTATTAGTTAGCTAGTCCTATATATAGGATACCTTAGGTAGAATAGAGGAGGCCATCGATAAAATAAATAAACAAATAATCTTAACAAACTGTAACAATTGACCATAGATACCCACTAAATGGATTATAAGTCCAGTAAGAAGTCAATCATATCAATTATTTAGAACTAACTAGGTACAAAGTCCACTAAAAAATCCACACACAAGGGGGAAAACTAAATTTTCATATATACGTATACCCCTAGAAATTTTTGCGTCAAAAACATTTTGTAGAGTATCTATAGTTATCTATAAGAATCTATAAGTATCTATAGGTTAACTAAAAGATAGCTATAGGTATGTATAGGTATCTATAGGTTAACTATAGGTATCTATAAGATTAACTATAAGAAGACTATAAGACCCCTATAGACTGCCCAGAAGAGTCTTATAGGGGTCTATTTTAACTATCTGTGGGGAGTATGTGTTCTAAACTGGGCAGTAATTTGTCAGAGCCAAATCACTACCCACATTCTATGGACTTGGGTCTGGAACATCCCCCCCTTTATCCCCCCCTTCATTAGGTCACTAGTACGACCTAATAAGAATTACTTATAAAACCATCATTAGAGGTATTAGAATTACTTATCTGAGTGGGTGTCATACCTAAAGCTGTCTGAGTGACGGTGTTATTTAAGTAAGAACCCCAGTTATCAAGGTGAACTCTAAGTAATTCATCTTTACGAGATCTTATATTACGGTCTTCATCCTGGTTCATGTATTCAGTCCAGTAAGCTACTGCTCCTGATAGAGCATCTAATATGTCATCGTGGACTAAAGAACCTCTATGTTTGGTTATACGAGACATTTGATAGAAGAGTTGTAGCTTTAGTTTTCTTTCTGGTGCTTCATTAGGGTTGGATCTATAGTCTTTTTCCACTACCTTACGGTCGATTATGAGCCTGTGAGAGTTCATTACAGGTTCAAGGGTATCTATTATGCGTAATTCTTTAGTCTTATTGTTTCTAACGTCTTGTACTTCACAGGGATGATACCTCATAAGGAAGGGTTTAAGGAGTTCAGCAAACATACCACCACCCATATTTGACTCAACGAGTATGGTATTTACGTTATTTGTCTTGGCTATTTTGGATAGGGTTGTTAAAACAGCGTCAGAATAACCTCCGTTAAGACCACCAGCGTCTGGAACGTAGAGATTACCGTTAAGCATCTTTACAACAGCGTAACCTGTAGCATCTTTACCCTTACCAGAGGGGTCAATAAACATAACAGAGCCTGTATATTCAATCCAATCACCGAATTGCTGGGCAGGTCGGTAGAAATGATCACCATTAAAGCCAACACAGGGTAATTCTTTGATGACATATTCGGGAGAGGAAGACCAGATCACCTTTTCTGGTGCATGATCTGGGTTAACAGAGGAGATAATTAGGTCTGAAAGCTTGAGAGGGTATCTATCCTGGTCTGATAGAGAGGTGTCAAGCATGAATTGGAGAGAAAACCCAGAACGTCCGTAGGAGGCTTCACGTTCCATTAAATCTATTGAAGAGAACCTATCAGGGTCAACAGGATCTTTAGGGCTTACAAGCTCTTGTGAGAGCCTCTGAGCTAACTTAGGAGCTAATCTATCACCATAGTTGTTTTTAAGTTCTGGATAACGTGCAGTCCATATGCGTGTCGTATATCCTCTTTCTTCAAGGGTTAGATATAAAGATTGTTCTGTTTGTGGTGTTCCAAGAAAGGTTATTTTACCGTTAGGTTTTAAGATTGCATCAAATTCTTTAACAGCTTCACTTAATTTGTCTCTCATCGGTTGAGTAAAGCTGTTATTTGGTACTTCCACATCATCAGCTATTACTTCATCTGCTCTACTACCTGCCATCTGTCCCAGAACACCCTGAGACTTAACAGAAGGGGCGTGATCAGCAGATGCAGGCCCAACATCAAAACTTATCTTAGAGTTCCTCTGAGCGTCTTCTGGACGCAACGGAGCTAATATTGGCATCTCATTGATAAGACGCATGGTGAATGTACTGAAGTTATCTGCTCTATCCTTACTTGCAGAGACAACAAGGAACTTCAGTTGTGGATTCATCCGTAATTTCCACACAACATAGGTAGAAGTTATCCAACTCTTACCTACTCCTCTAAAGGCCTGTATGATCTTTCTACGAGGTCCATACTGTAAATACTCAGCAATGTCTAATTGAACTGGTGTGGGGTCTGGTAGGTTAAGATGCCGCCACGTTATGATTAGAAAGTATCTAAAGTCTTGTAGTTTTTCTGGTAAAGGTTGCAATTATCTTTCTAAAGCAGGTATTACATCAAGGTCTGGAAGGTTTGACATAAGATCTTCCATCGGACTCTTCTCTGTTGGAATACATTCAATACCATTATCCTTCAACAGTTGTCTTGCTACGTTTAAATCACCAGGTTTTGCCTCTCCACTTTTTACCTTGTCTAACAATTCTTGAATGAGAACTGTATGAAGAGTTTCTAATAGTTCTATCTTATTTGCTTTTTCCATAAGTAAGATGTTTGTTGAAACTAATATACCTTTTTTTAACAAATTATGCCTAACAAGCTAATCGGTCAACGGTTTAAGGTTGATGATCGTGTCGTAAGAAATCATACAAGTGGTTATACATCAGGCAAATATAAATCACATATAGGTACTGTTACAGAAACCCTTAAAAGAGCTAATAGCCTTGGTGTCTTACAATATTATTATAAGGTAATTTGGGATGACAGAAGGTCATCTGAACACGCTCAACATAGTCTTAAACCTGTCCATTAATGTTTTTTTAGTTTTATATTTTTTCTTTTTAGTTAATTTAAGATTTTTTGTTCTGTGATGTTCTGCCATTTCATATCTTAATAGCTTTGTTTCTGTCTCTGTAATACGTTGCATTGCCGCCATGATAAGCATATCTTGTAACTTAGTTTCTTTTATCAGTTCAAGACAAACTTCTTTCATTACAGCGTTAGGTAACTCTCTTACCTCTCTTTTTCTAATTTCAATTTCTAGTTCTACCTGTGGTGGTGGATTACCTATAAGAACATCAAAAAATTCTTTATGGTTCATTTACCTGGGAATAATGCCTGCTCCAACATATCGCATAATTTATCATCAACATCATTATCAGTTTTTTCTACACAGGCACGAACGAGATCAAGAGCAAGTTGACGAATTGCTTTAGATCTGAGAAAGGTGAGAAGGATTGGTCTTAGGATTGCAAGCATAGGATTTGTTATATACTTTCCAATTATGTATATATTTGCTAATTTTGGCTTGACTCCTCACACAAGTCAATAAACCCTATTCCCCAAAGTAGGGTTTTTCTATCTTCTAGGTTTAAGTTCTACAACAGCAAGTTCTACTTCTTTCAACCTATGAAATACTTCTCTCATATCATCGTGCATGTTTTCAATTTTATCTGAGAGTAATTCAATAGCAGTTGTATTTCTTACAAGATCATCTCTAGATTGTCTTCCTCTGTAGGAAACGGAACCAACAGAAACAAAACAAGCTGTTAATAAAGCTCCACCTACTGCTGCTGCTACTTCAATCACTTTTCAAAGTATTTACTTATTTCTATTATGACAGAAAACAAGAACATGAACGAACAAAAAAAGCCAAATCCTCTTCAAAAAATTAAGAATACGATTGAAGATAAAGAAGAACAATTAGCCTTTATCTCAGTTGTAGTAAGGCTTGTTGTTGTTGCTTGGAGTGGTTTTATCGTTTCTTTAAACTACATTTCAATCCCAGGATATAGTAACGAACCAAAAGATATTACATTTCCTGCTTCTTTGTTAACAGGTGCATTAGCCAGTTTTGGTTTGGAAGGTGCTAAGAAAAGAGGTGATGGTACTTTTAAACCAGAAGATAAACCACTAAGTAAAAAAGAAGTAGAAGCGTTATTGGCTACACAGTCAGGAAACTATCAAACCATTAGAATAGAAACACCTATTAAAATATTAGGTGCAGAAATTGTAGACAAGAAAACAAAATCATGAAAAGACTACTTCCATTTTTATTTCTCATATCAGCACCAGCTTATGCAGATATAACGCAGAAGTTTACAACCTCTGCACAGATAAGTGTAGATATGCCATATTCTGTCACTAATAAGTTGGGGACTACGTACAGTCTTAGCGGTAATAATATTACTCCATCCGTGACATCTGGGGGATCAACCACCTCTAATGCCATCGGAGGATTGAATGTTGGATCATTGACTAGTGGTGTTCCAGCTTTAATACAAACCGATAAAGCTATTACAACAGCAGGGTCAGCCTTCAGTCTGACAGAAGCGGTAACAGTTGGAGATGCCTTACCTTCTGCTGTAACTCCATCATCAGGTATAGCAGCTTTACCTCATTTATCAGGACAAACAACTGTAGGTTCAGGTGGTACTGCTGGAAACCTTGCTATGACTAGTCTTTCATCAGGTGTTCATACTTGCACAGCAGGTGGTAGCGGTACTAGTTGTATAGGTTCAACCACAGTTACTATTACCATTGACTAAATTTTGGCTGCTATTAATAATATTATTTCCTGTCAAAACCTTTGCAAATCCAGTAGTTCCTACCTTCCGTACAGGAAGTTCAAGTACAAATTCTACTTCC